TAACCCAACTCAGGTTGTAAAATATGATGATGTAACAAGAACAACTGAAACTGCAATCCTAGATGAATCCAAGTTATATTCAATGAAAAGAGATTTAAGAGGTGGAACACAAGTTGTACCTATAGGAGAGGGCCGACATCTTTGTCTAACTCATGAAGTAGATCTTTTAAAAGATGCATTCGGCAGAAAAGATGGACATTATAACCATCGAGTAATCGTGTGGGATAAAGATTGGAATATTGTACATAATACAGAAGACTTTCATTTTATGGGAACACAAGTGGACCCAACTACAGGGTATGAATATAATATTGAATTTGCTACGGGTATGGCCTTCCTAGAAGGTAATGTATTAATTAGTTTTGGTTATCAAGATAATGGTACATTTATTTTAAAAATGCCAGAGGCTGTATTTTTTGATTTTGTGGGGAGAGCATAATGTTACAAGAACTTTTAAATGACCATATAATGGACCCAAAAAATCCTGATAAGATTTTTAAATTGGCTAGTGAATATGACCGACTTGAACAAGGGGCTATGGCTGTATCATTATATTTAAAAACAGCAGACCTTTCAGACAATACACTATTACAATATAAGTCTTTACTTGGTATTGCCAAATGTTATTGGAGACAAGGAAACAGAACATTTACAGTTGAAAGCGCACTCTTAGATGCATGCGGTGTTATGCCTGAACTACCAGAAGCTCATTATTTCCTTTCATTACTCTATGCAGAACAACAGAAATGGAAATCTTCCTATCTACATGCAAGACTTGGTCTACGAGGTACTTGGACAACACCAGATCTTGGTGTTGGATATCCAGGTCGTAATGCTCTTGCTTGGCTTGAGGCTCGAGGAAAATGGAGAGTAGCTGGAACACAAGAAGGTAAACATAAACTTTTTGACCTTAAATTTAAAACAATATTAGACGATGAGCACAAGGAACTTGTAGATAATCTTTTAAGTTCAATTTATTATCCAGATACAATTCCATACTCAGTATTGGATAAAGAAAGATTCAAGTTTCCCTTTCCAGATTTTGACACAATAGGAAAAAATTATTCCAAGCATTTTCAAGATTTATTCGTGTTATCTATGTTTAAAGGCAAGACAAAAGGTACCTATTTAGAAATTGGTTCCGGAGACCCTTTTATCCATAATAATACAGCACTACTAGAAGAATGGGGCTGGAAAGGAATATCGGTTGACAACTCTCAATCTTTATGTTATAATTTTAAAGAGAATAGAAATAATACAATCATTTGTGCAGACGCAACTGAAATAGGTTGGGTAGATTTATTTAATAAACATTGTTTAGATCCAGTCATTGATTATTTACAAATTGATTGTGATGAAGCCTCTCTTGGTATTTTGGAAGATCTTCCACTTAAAGGTTATAAGTTTGGAGTGATTACTTTTGAACATGATAGTTATAGACTTGGAACAGAAATAAGAGATAAGGCTAGAGCATTATTACATAATCTTGGATATGTTTTAGTTGTAAATGATGTTGCCTTTACAGAGGAAGCACCTTACGAGGATTGGTATGCTCACCCAGATGTCGTGAATATACCTTCCGAGATGGAAACTAACAAGGCTGTTAATTTTGTGTGGGATTATTTTATGGAACCATTAACAGAGAAGAACCAGAGGAAGATATGATTACGGTATTAGCTACAGGTGGCTTTGACCCTATACATTCAGGCCATATTAAATATTTAAAAGAAGCTTCTTTATGTGGTACAAGATTGGTTGTTGGTGTCAATTCAGACGAATGGCTATCACGAAAGAAAGGTAGATCTTTTATGCCTTTCGAAGAACGCGCGGCAATTGTGCAAGAACTTTCTTGTGTTGACGAAGTTATTTCTTTTGATGATTCTGATGATACCGCAATACATGCTTTAGAAATCGTTAAACTTTTATATCCTAATGATACTATTGTTTTTGTAAATGGTGGTGATAGGACATCAGATAATATTCCAGAAATGTCAGTTGAAGGCATTGAATTTGAATTTGGTATTGGTGGGAATGACAAGGCCAATAGCAGTAGTTGGATATTAAAGGAATGGGCCCAACCTACAACACAACGTAAATGGGGAACATATAAAATATTAGATTCTAATGGCCACTGGCAAGTTAAAGAATTAAGTTTTGATGTTGGTCAATCATTAAGCGACCAACGCCATACACATAGGTCAGAACATTGGCATATCGTAAGTGGTTCTGTTTTAATGGAACTTGATAGAGGTGATGGAATGCCTGGGTCAAAACACACAAAGATTTATCACGCAGGAATGAGCGTTGATATTCCAAAAGAAACATGGCATAAAGCAACAAATGTTGGTAAAGAATCTGCTAAAGTAATCGAAGTCTGGTTAGGCGATATATTAGAAGAATCTGATATAGAAAGAAGAGATTAGTATAAATAATACTAAATAAAATAAAGGCTAATTTATGATTATTACATCACCTGATATGTATCATGTATCAAATGGGGAAGTGTCAATCGGCACTTTAAGCGCCGATGTCGCTGGTGTTACTTGGTCGATTAGTGGCGACGAAATACAAATTGTTGATTCAGTTATGAGTTTCATAGAGGCTACAGACAGTACAGTAAAAAATCAATATACTGAAACAGTAACAGCTACTAAAGATGATACTATAGTACATTTTAATATTATAATAAATATAATTTAAATCATAACCGCTAATAGTTGGAGAAACGAAGATGGCGATTAAGCAACAAAACACCACCATAATAGATGATACCCGAAAAGTTTTTACAACTTACGGCGAGGGCATCTGGGGTGCTTCTGCTGGCATGATAGGAAAATTTACCGACCTTCATCCAAAACAAGTAGATACAGTTACCACTGCTATTGATTTTAATAAATCAGTTGCAAAAATAGCAATGACTGGTAATGTAACCTTCACGATTTCAAATGCTGCAGCTGTCAGAATGGTAGTATTAAATATAGATACTAGTACTTCTGGCCACACACCAACGTTTCCATCATCAGTAAAATTTCCAACAACCCCAACATGGTCAAATAATAGACATTGGCAAGTACATTTAACTGCACTATCTGCTACTGATATAAGAGCCACAGCATTTGGTTTTGACGAACCAGGAGCTGTCTCATCGTCGTTTTCAAATTTTTCTCTTTCCAACCCCACTTATTGGCGCATCGCGGACTATTATTGGTCGAGCAACGGCTGGCCTGAAACTTGGTGTTATCTTTTGTTTGTGCATGAATCTGTTAATAATAGAGTAAAAATTACATACGCCCATGGTGATTCTGGCGCACCAGGTAGTTATCCAGTCCAATATGCAAACTATACAGGACTAACAGGAATTACATCTGTTGAAGCACAATATAATGTTGCTTCTCAATCTTGTATTGGTGATTGTAATGCAAGTAATTATGGCTTTGGTCCCATGCCAACAAGTGATGGGTATACCTCTGGTACATATTATACTGTTCCAACATCTGGAGGATTAAGATTTGCCTGGATGGCCATGGCGAATCCAAACAGTCCCGGCGGTAATGGATCTTCATTAGTACAAGCAAATATGACTTCCTCAGATCCAGATTTTAGAATTAAAATTGTATGCAATGAAGGCACTTTTTATTCAACAGCTCAAACACAGGGAAATATTGAACTGAGAGCAACGTATGGCAGCAACGCCGAACCATTCTAATAGGTAAAATGTATGGGAATTAAAATAGCAGGAACGGACGTAGTAGGGCCTTTAAGGCAACCTACAAATATAACTGATACAGTTGGTTCATACACTAGATTATCGCCTGGAGCTACAATTAGGACGACAGCACCAACATCTGGTGCTACTGTTCAATTAAATATGAACACCTTCCACGTTCCATATCTTGATTACTGGACAAGTACAGAACTTGTGGGCCCTGTAACCTGGAGATTATCAGGCGCAGAACCTGGTGCTCAGATGATTATGTTTGTCGACGCGTCAGTAAGTGGCCACGATCAGGGTTTTAGTACTGTGGCACTTAGCGGAACTGGTGGAGGAACAATAAGATATCCAAATGACACAGAACCAGACTGGACTCTTGCAAGATATTGGATGCACTGTATTACAGTTTGGAATAATAGTGAAATTAGTGTTATCTCAACAAGTTGGAGTTCGTAACAATGGCCAAAACTGGAAATACAAAAGAAATAAAGGTTCAAATTTTTGATGCCGAGGCAAATACAGCTGTTACGCAATATTTCTCTATTAACGAATATGATTCTGACGAGGAAAATGTAGAGGCAGTTGATAAGTTAATGCTAAAATTAGCAAATAAAAGTAGGTTAGGTGAGTCATAATGGCTATTAAAATATCAAATACAGATGTAATAAACAATTCACGAAATCTGGTAAATATTACCGATATGGATGCACATTACTATTCATATTCCGCTCAGGCCACGACAATTACATCTACAATTAATTTTAATACATCGTTTATGACGTGTACAATGCCTGCTGCAACAACATTTGGTATCAGTGGAGAGGCTGAAGGTAAATCAGCAATACTTATTTTAGATACAACCACAACACCACATGCTCCTACATGGCCATCAGCAATTAATTGGGAAGATAATACCGAACCAACTTGGTCTACTTATAGAAAATGGCAAATTCATTTTTATGTAGTTAGTGGGACCAGGATTGATGCCACTGCAATTGGATTTGATGCACTATCATCACAACCAACCGAGGCCATAGGCTTATCTGGTACTTCCGGCACACCTATTACTTTTATGGACCAAGGTTCAGGTATTCAAGATTTGGTAATGGGTTGGGTTTTTGACGCAGATGGAAATATTTACAAATATGAATCTATATACAATGTTGGCGGTCAAGGCAAATACCTTTATAGCTCAACTCAATGGAATAATATTACACCTTCAACAACATACTACATTAAATTTTCAAACCATGCTGGTAATACGATGAGCACATCTCCATCTTCTGATACTTCAGGTGTTGGTATATGGATGTCATTAGCAACAGATAAAAAATTCTATTTTAGAGATTCTAGATCTATTAACAGTTATGCTGATGAGGAAGGTACAGTAAAAGTAGAAATATCAACTACTTCAAATGGTTCAAATATTGTCGCCACCGGTTATTATCAATGCCGATGGTCGGGCACAGCTTAAGGAAAAATTATGGCAAGTCATGTATTTAATGTTATAGCTGGGGGTAAATATCCTAAGGCCAATGGTGGTCTAACATCAGGAAATGTAGTTACCGATTATCTTCGAGAAACAGGTGGTTATTCTGTCACTAACCGTATAAACGTTCTTTCTAATGCGCCAGGTGCCACAGATGCTGAAAATGATTTTCAACTAGTTTTTGGTGCTACAGCTAGTACAATGACAATTTGGGCGCAGGATAATGCTCAAGGCACAGGAGACTTTGTAACCATTACTGCGACGTCAACTGGTCCTTCTGGTACTTTGGATTATGAAGGTGCAACTGGTTTATTCGGCTCGCAAGTATATACAAATGGAACTACCGAATGGCTTGAGGAATGGGATGCTCCGGATGGCGAAGGTTTTTACGATACATACCTTACAGTTAAGTACGGTGGTGTCACGGTATACCCTCGAACTTATGGCATTGGCGCAACCACTGTAAGCAACGGCAACTACCAAAAAGGATCTTTTCAAAATCAATCAGGCCAAATAATGGGTACTGGTATCGGATCGGCTGATTACGCTGTGAGAGAACTGAACCCCGCTTTAACTGTCTTTTACAAAACTGGTGTGACTCTTACAGATTATAAGGTTGTATGGACAACAACAGGCTTTACTAATGCCGCCGGTGAGGCAATACCTCTACGTGTTTTAAATGGAACCCCACTAGCTCCTTCTGGAGATACCGATAGCGGTTGGATAGCTCACGCAGCCCCCAACATAATACTTGATATTAATCAGATAGCCGACAAGTCATCCGGGGAGACACCGTTTAGTGGTTTAATTCATGCCACAACGGGTACTATAAAATTTTACACTAGAAATGGTTCTGGAGATAGTGGGACGCTGCATAAAACTTTTACCGTGACGGTAAATAACATCAGTGAATCATCATAAATATCATAAAAGGTTAAAGAGAAACTAAAATGGCACAACCAACAACAAGAGAAGAATTTAAAGATTGGATTCTAAGAAAACTTGGAGCTCCGGTCATACAAATAAATGTCGCCGACGAGCAGGTTGATGACCGTATAGATGAGGCAATTGATTTTTGGAGAGATTATCACTATAATGGCAGCCAATTAGTTTATTTAAAGCATCAAATTACACAAGATGATATCGACAATGGTTATATAACGCTACCTTCGCAACTTTTAGGCATATCCGGGATCTTTAATTTAAATACAAGTATTTCCACAGGAAGTGGTATTTTTAATGTTCAGTATCAATTCGTATTAAACAACCTTGAAGATATAACCGGCTATAATATTACAAATTATTATATGGCAATGCAACATATGGAATTCTTACAAGAAATGCTTGTAGGTAAACCAATGATTCGTTATAATAAACATGTAAATAAATTATTCATTGATGGCTCGACTGCCATGACGGTAGGAAATTATATTATTATTGAAGCTTATGATGTTATAGATTCAGATACATATTCAGATGTATGGTCTGACAGATGGTTACAAAATTATTCTTCTGCTCTTGTTCGCGAACAATGGGGACTTAATTTAACAAAATTTAGTGGAATGCAATTAGTCGGTGGTGTTGCATTTAATGGCGAACAAATTCTTGCAGAGGCTAGAGAAGACAGAATGCGTATGGAAGAAGAAGCAGTAACTAGTTTACAACCTCTCAATTATAATTATATTGGATAAAGCATGGCGACTAATGTATTCTTTGATAACTACTCAAACTTTAACGAGCAACAACTGGTTGAAGATTTAGTTATTGAAAGCATTAAAATGTACGGCGTTGATGTAATCTATATTACTCGCGTTGACGGTGCAGTAGATAAAATATTTAATGAAGATGATTTGCCACTATATAATGAAACATTTGAATTTGAAACTTATGTTAAAAATGTAGATGGTTTTGAAGGCGAGGGTGATTTCCTATCCAAGTTTGGTTTACAAATTAGAGACCAAATGACACTTACAGTTGCAAATAGAACATTTGAACAATATGTTACTAGGGAACAAGGAACTGTCATACGACCTAAGGAAGGTGATTTAATATACTTCCCACTATCAGAAAATATCTTTGAGATTAAATTTGTGGAAGATGAAAGTTTATTTTATCAATCAGGTGCATTACAAGTCTATGATATGGTTTGTGAATTGGCTGAATACACAGGTCAAAGAATGCAAACTGGCCGTGATAACATTGATAATTACTTTAGTAAATTTAATAGAGAAATACTTACATCAAATACAGCAACACTTAATGCTATTGCTGAACTGGACCCAATTTCACGTAACCTAACATTCGAACAGGAAGGCGATGCTATTATTGATTTCTCTGAAATAGACCCATTCAGTGAAAGTATTAATATCAACGATAACTAGGTAAAACCATGGCAATCGCAAATTATTTCTACAATTCAACACTACGCAAATACGTTGCATTATTTGGTACATACTTTAATCAGCTAAAAATACAAAGGGTTGATAATAATAATGTTTTAAAACAGGACATGATTGTTCCAATATCATATGCACCGTTTCAGAAAATATTAGCTCGTGTTACTCAGGACCCTGCATTCCTAAAAGGTGTTGCAATTAATCTTCCAAGAATGTCTTTTGAAATGACCAATATGGCATACGACCCTGAAAGAAAAGTTGCGCCGACAAGAAAATTAAGAAAAACTGACGTTGATGTAGATGGTGGCAATAGACGATATGTATATGCTGGTGTTCCATATAATTTAGATTTTTCATTATACATTATGGCTAAATATAATGAAGACGCTGTTAAGTTATTAGAACAAATATTACCATTTTTCAATCCCGAGTTTACAAGTACGGTTCGACTCATTGATGGTCTAGAACCAATGGACATACCTTTAATTTTAAACGATGTATCATTCGAGGACCTTTAC